AATGGTAGATAATATCTTTGTAGCAACTGCTAAGATTATTGTTTAATGTTCGACCATCTTAACAAGATTCTTTATAAAGCTAAAGAATCTGATATAAGCAGCCTTAACGAGGATAAGGAATTTCAACCATTCCTTATCCAGCGTTGGTGTTCCATGCACTCTACACCGGTTGCACATATCGTTAATGAAACTACCAATAGATACTGGGGATGTTATGAGAATAACAAAGACTGGTACATTGCTCTAAAAACTATTATACCTAGTTGTAAATTTAAGAGAATCAGTTACATTAAAAAGACTAAAAAAGAAGTCATTAAAAAGAATACTGAGAACGTTAGAAAGGTAGCTAATAACCTTGAAATCTCCATAAGAGAGGTAAATCAGTATATAGAGCAATTTAACTTAAAAATACCAAATGAAGAAAAATCTACAACATAAAATCGAAAGAGATATTAAGCAAAGTGGCATGAGTCGTGCCGATCAGCATAAAGCTCTTGAGGCAAACGAACAAGTAGAAACAGACAATACTAAAGGTTTGGTACGTCTTGAGAACTATCTCGGTTCAGACTTAAATCTTACAGATTGGACACTTACATCTTTATTGGATGATCTTTTAATGTGTCAGTTTGCAGATTGTAATGAAGATAATACTGAAATCATGAGAGAAGGTATTTTCGTACCTGCTAATGTGGTTCAATCTGCTTGGCGTGTAGCTAAGGTTATCATTGCTGGACCTCGTTGCAAAACTAAAGTTGGCGAGCACGTTATTTTTCCAAGTAACTTTGGCTTAAAATGTGCAAAAATGAACGGTTTAAAGAACATTGTATTTCTTAACGAAGAACGTATTTTCGGTAGAGCAACTCCTGCTACTAAGTAATATGGATGTCCCCGGGTACATTAGAACAAATACTAAACAGCCATGCTGTAGAGCTTAGGTTCATAAGGCGTAGACCTTTACCCGGTAATGACCACAGAAGAATGCTTGCAACTAACGATACTAACCTATTAAATAGTATACCAGGACGAACAGCATTGAACTTTCACGGAGCTCCAGGCCATTTAAAGTTTAACCCTAGACAAAAGGGATTAGTAATGACTTGGGATATATTCATGCAAGATTTTAGGTTAGTTCCAGCAGAGAGTGTAGAAATAGTAAGAGCTATTCGAACCACCCCACCTGATGAGTTTTGGGAATATTTTAACCGGGTCTTATCTAAGATGCCAGAAGCACAAAAAGTATCATTCATGCACGCATGACCGACAAAATAGACAACTTAATGAAACCTTTTCTGCAAAGAGAGGTTAGTTTCAACTTTAAACATAAGACTTACAAAAGTGGTAAGCTCTTATTGTATAAACTATCCGGAAACTACATGTCTTTTATACTGGTTAACGAAAAGAAAAGAGAAACATTTGAAATACCGTTTCCGTATGCTGTTGAAGGAGATCTAAACAAGATAAACTTCGATTATAAGCTAGAGACTCTTGCTGAAAATGACTTTGATCTGTTGATAGCTCTTAAAGGGGTAACAAAGGTCAAAAATAGCCGGTTTTATGACAGTGTAATGACGATTTCGGCCTTGTAATTTTCATAAAGTACTGTATACTTGTCTTTTTATTAATGAAGATAGACAAACCAATACTAACTTACTTTTCTGACAAACACACACCTAGAGAACATCAGGTTACTGGTTTACAACAGATAGAGGAAGCAGTTAATTCCGGTGCTAAGTTTATTATTGTACAAGCACCTACTGGATCAGGTAAATCTTTCTTCAGTAAAACTCTTTCTAATACTACTAATAGTGCAGATCCTGAGTATGTAAAGCTTGTTGATAACTATCAAGCGTTTGATAAAGATTTTCCGCCTGTTTTTAATCGTTTTCCTAATCACGGGCTGTTTGCACTCACTACTACTAAAGCTTTACAAGATCAGTACGCTAGCTTGTTTGACGACAGTACCATTTTTAAGGGCAAATCTAACTATCAGTGTGAAATTGACGATAGTTTTACTGTAGATCAGGCACCTTGTACTATTTCTCCTAATCAAAAGAAAAGCTGCTGGAATAACTGTATTTGTCCGTATTATGAAATGCGCAATGAAGCGTTAGTTGACAAGTTTACAGTGTTAAACTATGCTTCATTCTTCAATTTACCTGATCACGTTAAAAGACGGCAGATAATAGTCTGTGATGAGGCGTCGGAACTAGAAGACGAAATCGTTAAGAACTTTTCTGCTGTTATAAACTATAAATCTTTAGCTTATCTCGACGTAAAAGTAGAAAAACTAACTAGCGAAGCACAACCTAAGGTGTTAGGCTGGTTATTAGACGTACAAGGTGCAGTAGAAGATGTTATTGATAGTTTTAATGAGCGTGCTCGCTACGAAAAAAACAAAATAGAACTAGCAAAACAAAGACAGCGTAAAGATTTATGTGATGCTATCAAACATACTATTAATCACTGGGATGATGCACAGTATATTGTTGAAAAAGACGCAGAAAAAGTCATTGTAACCCCGTTAAAAATAGATAGACTCACTCACTGTTTGTTTGACTTTGCAGAAGTAGTGGTTCTTATGAGTGCTACTATTGTAGATCGTGATATTTTTGCAAAAAACCTGGGTATAACAGATTACAAGTATATAGAACTACAGTCAACTTTTGACCCAAAAAGAAGCCCGATAGTGATAGGTGATAAACTACCATTAAGTCACAAGCTTATGGAGAAGAACTTACCAAAAGCTATTGAAGAGGCTGTGAAAATTGCTAACTATCACAAAGACGAAAAGGGTATTATACATACTCACACGTTTAAAATCACTCAGGAACTGCAAAGAAAGCTTAATACACGAAGATTTTTGTATAGAGAAGAGGGTTCTACTAATGAAACTATCATAAAAGAGCATTCTTTACGCACTGACCCTACAGTTTTGGTTAGCCCTTCATTAACTATGGGGTTAGATCTTAAGGGAGACCTGGGAAAATGGCAAATTATCATAAAACTACCGTATCTCCCATTGGGAAATAAGCGAATTAAGATGTTAGCCGAGAAAGATCCGGATTGGTATCGTATGAAAATGTTCATAAACTTAATCCAGGCATGTGGTAGATGTACTAGAACCAAAGAAGATGAAAGCTGTACATATATTATTGACGGATTAGCTAGTACTATCATTAGTAAGTACGAAAACAAATTGCCGAAGCACTTCTTAGACAGAATACATAGAAGCGAGTAAGTATAGTTTGTGCAACAATACAACTATCACTGGGAAATAAAGGATTTATTAACCCAGTTTTTACAAGCTTTCGATGGAGCCATAGTAAAACGCTTTGATAACCAGCGTAATCCTGGTGCGGCTGTTGCTGTTCGTTATGTTTACTCTCCAAAACAAAGAGTTTTATTTGATATTGTTGATAAAGCGCAGACAATAACGATTCCTGTTGTAGCTTTTAACATAAACGCAATATCTCGTGATGTTAATAGAGTCTTTAATAAACTAGACGGGTACTATTATAACGTTAATTCTACCGATACTGCTAGTACTCATACATTACAACCTGTACCGATTAATATTAGTCTTAGCATTAGTATTTTAACTAAGTTTCAGACAGATATGGATCAAATCCTTAGCAACTTTGTTCCATGGAGTGACCCATATTTTATTATTTCTACTACCAATGAAGCAATGCCTGGTACTGAAATAAGAACAGAAGTTCTCTGGGATGGACAGTTAAAAATGGGTTACCCTACAGATATTGATGCTACTAAAATATATAGAGTTTCTTGCGATACCACATTTACCATAAAAGGGTGGTTATTTAAATCTGATGTTAGCCCAGCGGGTAGAATATTTAAAATCGATAGCAACTTTTATGCGGTTTCAGCAGTGCCTGAAAATGAAAGTGCATATGGTTCCATTTACAATGCGTTAAATGACGTGGGTGGTACTTCTTATCAAGAAACAGCAACTGTTTCAGCGCGTCCCTTTACTCAGTTCACAGATCGTTGGATTACCCCTACAAGTCTTTCAGGTACTTGTACGTTGTTGGGAGATATGTACAACTATACCAATGCTGTTTATTTGAGCGGGTCAGTGCCTGGTATGTTCGGATATACTGATGTAACGACATTATCTTCGTTTTCTACAGTACCGTCGATGTCTGCTACTTACCCTAGTTTGCCGAATGTTGTTCCTGCTTTAAACTACACTATTGTTAATAATAATAAACTAGTAGTTAACTACCAAGCACCAGCAGATGCTGCAAACGGCGGATTTTTCGATATCATTGTAGTTAATGATGCTGGATATTCTATTTTATCAAAAGACACATATCAACCTGCATTACCATTCCAACAACCTTATGCCTTGAGCGGTATACAGGTCGTTACGGTCAACCCAATGCAGATTGATTGGCAAAACGCTACATTTACCTGGGATGGTAATACATATACTTGGCTTACAGTATAAACATTCAGTCGTTTATACTAAATAATATAAACCGCCCATGGCTAGTATTACAACCATACAACCTACTGATTTTCTTACATATAGCCGTACAACGCTAAATCAGAACTTTACTAATGTCAATAGCGAGCTTTCTGCTTTAACCTTAGCTGTATCCGCTATAAGTTCAATCGGGGCTACTAATACAACTAATGCTATTTCTGCATTAAGTGCACAAACGGTTACTAATACTAATAATATTATAGCGTTAAGCGCGGGTGGTGGCAACCCTTATGTTAACAACGTACAGGTAACTAACTACGGTTTATATGCAGGAAAACCTAACGATTTAATATCAATACATGCCGCTAGTGTTACTCTAAGTACTTCTAACCCACTTTATAACGGTAACATTTTATTAAACTCTAATAACGGTTATATACAACATTATACAGGCGGCCCTGGTACTCAACTTATTGATGATTGCGGTCAATCCATATTCGGTGGTAATTGGTTAGAGTTTTATAGAACAAATACTTTAAGTGGTTATACAATACTTAACGGTACAGCTTATACAATCTCTGATAGACCTATTTGGCCGATAGACGGCGGTACTACTGAGGGATTATTACTTTACGGTTCAAATTTAAACTCGAGTATTTTTATTGGTTCGTATTCAAACTACTCTCCATCAACTGCTAGTATTTATTTACCATCTGTAAACAACAGCAATAATAAATGGCCTGTTGAGATAACCGGCCCGGGCGGTGTTAACGTACAACAGTTAAACGTTGGCTTTAAACCTCTTTACGGTAACCTCGGTACAAGTTCAATAAGTTCTAATAACTTAACTATTATACCACAAGGCGATGGTAATACAATGCAAATAAGTGCATATAATGTGTTACGTACATTAGCTACAAGTTATCTTATTGGTACAAGCAATACATTTGAAAACGGTAATATTGCTTTAAGTTCTAATAACGGCTACATTCAACATTACGGTTCATCAACACAGCTTATTGATGATTGCGGACAATCTATTTACGGTGGTAATTGGTTAGAGTTTTATAGAACAAATACTTTAAGCGGGTATGACATACTTAACGGTACTGCATATGTAATAGCAGACAGACCGCAATGGCCAATAGCTGATAACTCTAATGAGGGGTTATTACTTTATGGTACGACTGATGATTCAAGTATTTTTATCGGTTCATACGCTAGCTACTCTCCATACTCACCAGGTATATATGTACCTTCAGTAAATAGTGTCAGTGCAACCCATGCCCGTACCGAAATAACCGGGGAGCTTGGTTTATATACTCGCAAGATTAGATTAGGCGACCACGCTCTTTATAGTGGAATGCAAACACGCACTACTTCAGCTAATAACTTAGATATTGGCCCGCTTTCAACAGGCACAATGCTGATAAGTGCATTTAATGATTTAAACATTACTGCTAATACTATAGAAGTTAGTGGTGTGAGTGCACTTAACTTTGTTAACGGTTTATTAATCGGTCCTTATGCACCGGCTCACTCGTACGGTGCACCAGGAGATGTCGCGGGTACAGTAGCCTTTGACACTAACTACATTTATTACTGTACTACTAACTACGTCAATACAAGTACTAATATCTGGAAACGAGTCCAGCTTAGTGCAACTACTTGGTAATTTATGTATTGGAATAGAAACTTATTTCCTGGTTTATCGGGTGGTGGTAGTAGTGGCGGTGGT